ACTGAGTTAGCTAGTCTTGTTTCTGGAAAATATAAAAAAATACTTGAGGAATTTGCAGATGTTAAAAGAGAAATCAAGTATAATGCTATAGATGATGAACAAAATAAGCATATACAACAATTTATGTCTGTATTAGCTATTCGTGAACATTCAATCACTAATTTAATGAAACGTATAAAACGGTTTAATCATAATATGAAATATGAATTATACAATGGTTATACAAAAAAGAAATATAAATATGCAGTGAATATTGTTACTTATGCATTTTTATATTAAAAAAAGAAAGAGAGATAAAATGGAACTTAACACAAAAGAAGAATTGATTGCTTTTCTAGAGGGTTTGAAAAATGATGTAGAAACTATTAAGGCTTCTACTCGTCAAGAAACACAAGAAGAAAAACAAGAAGAAACACAAGAAGAAACACAAGAACAAGAAACAGAAGATGAAATTGCAAAACTTTTGGAGGAAAAATAAATATGGATTTAATGAAATCACATTATCAATCAGAAAAGCTTGATAAATCAAATGAGCTCAATAGTACAATGACTATCAACGAAACAACACAATCCGATGAATACACACGAAAATTAGAAAATTTAGGAGGTAATGCTTAATGGTTAATGGTATCACAAAGGCATCTAAACAAGCTTTGATTGAATTTAATAAGTCAAATGGAACGGCTTGGACTTTCGGTGGAAATCTTACTACTAATAAAACAGAGTTCGAGACATTCATTAATAAATTCTTGTTCCCTAAATTGGCTGAAACAGAACTTGTTTCAGAAATTCTAGGAAATCGTTTTCAGCGGTTTGCAGTGGAACAAGACTTTATTGGTCAATATTCTGAGGAATACGTTATTTTAGATAGTGTGCCTGTTGATATGAACTTATCTAAAAAAGAGGAATTGTTCCTAAAACGTAACTATCCACTAATCGCTTCTAAAATCTACGGTAATTCATGGTTTCGTAAGGTTAAATTCACACTTAACGATAATGATGTACGTCAAAACTTTATTACTCTAGCTGATGCTACAAAATACGCTATCGGTGTCCTTAAAAAGAAAATTTCAGACATTAACATTACAGAAGAAGCCGAGTTTAAAGCAATGTTAATTGAGTATGCTCTAAATGTTGCTAAAGAAAAGCGAACAGCTTCTACTAAAGAAGAAGTCATTAAGAAATTGTCACTAGCTATTTTGAACATGCAAAACAACTCAGATAAGTATAATGAAACATCTACTGCGTCAGGTGGAGCACTTGGACGATATACAACAGTATCAAGTATTGATGATTTGCTAATTATTACTTCTGATGAAATTAAAGCTGACCTTTTGAACACACAAATTGCAACAAGTTATAATATTCAAGGTTTGGATATTACTAACAAAATCATTTCATTTAATGATTTGGGAGGTGTTTACAAGCTTAAAGAAGATTTTACACTTTCAACTAATGACCAAATTACTAAATTGTCTGCTATGGGTGACTATCAATCAGAAAAAGGTGATGTAATTGAAGCTGGTACAATCTTTACTTTTGATGTAACATCAATTTTTGGAGCAGATAAGGTACAAGAAATCAAACCAACAACTGAAAACTTTGCTTTGGTGCTTGATAAGCGAGCAATTCGCTACAAACAGTACACGAAAGATATGATAGTTAATTTCTTCAATCCTGAGTTTAAGGAGTGGAACTATTGGCTTCACTACTACAGTTTTAAATCAATTTCACCATTTTACAATAAAATTGTAATCGGCGGATAACTTAAGGGGGTATATTCGCCCCCTTTATTTTTATTAATAAGGGGAATAAATGGATTTTAACACAATAGAAACATCTTTTAAAGAGAAGATAAAACAAAGGGTTGTAACCCATAGAAATAGATTTTATAAATTAATCTATAATCGTTATGCTGAAATTTTACCATTTACTATATCTTATGAAAATATAGATGAACATTTCAAAGTTGATTTAGTTCAATTAGAGAGCCTGTTAAGACATAATTATAATGTAGCTATTGGTGAAGATGTTACAGGTGATATAGTAATTTTAGGATATGTAAACAGTAATAATAAAAATAATTTTGATTATAATTATTTACCTAAAACATATACTAAAAAAGATATTAATTTTATTATTAACGAAGCTTATATTTTACCTGAATACACACAACTTAATCAATTTAATAAAAATGGTAATTTTATTGTAATACAAAATAAGGTATATAATTATATTAATGATTATGAAATTATTGAACATTATGCAGAAGAAATTGCTGAAATTTCTTTGTCTCGTTTTAGCCTTATTTTACAAGCTAAAGTAATGACTTTTTTTAGAGGAGATTTAAACGGTGACGATTTAGAAACAGTAATAGATGACCTTTTCAATGGTGCGCCAGCTATTAAAACATCAGTACAATTTGATGTAAATGAAAATATTATCCGTTTTGACAATGGAAATATCACATCTACATTAACTGAATTAAAAAGAGAGTTTCAAAATAAACTTTCTGAACTAAATTCTATGCTAGGTCTTTCTTCTTTAGGAGTAGATAAAGAAAGTGGGGTTTCAGACGAAGAAGCCCAATCTAATGCTTCATTTAAGAAGTCTAATGAGAATATATATTTGTTTGCTAGAAATAATGCTCTTAAATATCTAAATGAAAGATACAATATGAATATACACGCTGAATTTTCTGAAAATATGGTAAAAGAAATTTCAAGTTTGGAAAGATTGGAGATGTTACTTAAATGACGGTAAAACTTTATAGTATTCTCACAAGTCTGATTGATAACGCAGATATAGAAACAAATTTTACTAATAAATTTAATCAACTTTATCATAATAACCCAAACTATAATATTAGTAGAATGATTAGTAATTATCAAGAAGAAGGTAACGAATTAACTTATCTAGTACAGTATTATTTGACTTATGGGTTACAATTTCTGGGTGATAATCGAAAACGTTTTGAAAAGGAGCTTTTGAGTAAATTTTATAATCGTAAAATTAAAGTACAAACTATTGACTTATGGAATAATTTATTAGTTGGTTTTGTTAGTGAACATCAAGATATTATTAATAATATGTATGAAATTGATAAATGGTTAAAAGGTCAAAGCAACACTAATACTACTAGCGATAGTAAAGGGGAGAACAGAACGAATAATATTAATAGTTCACAACCTCAAACACAAACTAATATAACATTAAATCAAGATAGTATTGATTATGCTGATGATTTATCTATTAATAAAGGAAAATCTACAAATAGTAATGTATCAACATATCAATCAGAAAATCATGATTTGAAAACATTGATAGATTATCAGAAAATTACTAATGAATTTTGGAATAAGCTAGATTTAGCTTTATTTTCGCAAGTGGGGTAAATTATAAATGGAAGAAATAAATAAAGATAACTTTAATCAAATGGAAAGTCATGCTAAATATCCATGGTCTACTAATTGGTCTTTAGAAAACCATTATCAGCCGTGGTATGATGATAGGAGAGATTATAACACTAACGCACCAAGTTATTATGATTATCTAGCTAATACTAATCGTTATTTAGATAAATTAACATGGCTTACTAATCGTGTTGCACGTCGTAATATTAATGTTCAATCAACAAATGCGATTCATTATACAAAGGAGTTTGATTGGATTGATGAAAATAAAGAACGTGGTATTAACTGGCATGATGTAATTAATCTTAAATGTGAATTAGTTTTATCTAAATTAGTTAAAAGATTACAATATCAACAATTAGACGGTCAATATAAGGTTTTGGAAAGTCCTAACTCTTTAATTATTGAAAATGATGGTCTTTATAATTCGGATGTTACTAACTACCTTTTAGAACTAAATAAAGACTTGCGAGGACTAAATCAAAAACTTGAAACCTTAAAAGCTGACATCTTGCGTGAAGTTGACCAACGAAACAACGCAATGACAGAGAAAATGAAGGAATTTGAGCGGAAGATTGATGAAAAGATTGGAGGTATACAAGGTCAACAAAATCAAGGAATGACACAAGAACAAATTAATGACCTTGCAAAAGCCTTAGCGGATAGTACATCTGCACTTAACAAATTAACAAAAAATGAACAATCTTTACAAGCTATGTTAAATAGTGTTTTTGCAACTGGTGGTATTACTAATAATGAAATTGGTAGTACAGCTTTTAAAGAAAATGTAAATCTTTTAACTGGTAATATTAATATTTATACTACTGAAGATAAAAATGGATATATTAAATCAAGACAAAATGAAAGTGAAAATGATTTATGGGTCAAATAGATTTTTTAAATAATAGATTTAATAATCATAATAATTATACACTAGTAAATAATAACAATGGTTTATGGTATAGTAATGGTAAAGCTTACACATATTTATATAATTATAAATTAAACTTTCCGAATAAAAAAAATATATTTAATATTGTTGAAGAACAAGATTTAAGTAAAATAATTGATATAAATATTGAAAGTAATTATTTAGTATCAAAGGAAGTTAATAAAAATTATGTGAAATTAGTATTTAAAAATGTTGATAATAATAATATTATTTTAAATTATTATACTATTGAGTTAATATTACGCATGGTTGATAATTATATTATTATAGATAGGTTTTTTATTTATACGAGTGAAAAAAATTCTAGTTTTAAATATAATATAGAATGTGATTTATTTAATACACAATTAGTTGAATTTGATAAAGAGATTTTTCTAATAGAAAATCAAAATCAAGCAAATTTAAAAACAAGTGAACTAATAGATGAAGATGTAGCTAGAAAGAATTTCACTAGAATAGAATTAAAAAATATTTTAGGTTTTAATATAATAAATAATAATAATTTATCAAATTATATAAAAGCACCATATAATGATAATAAAAATTTACTTTTTACATTTAAAGCTATTGGTGTAATATCCACAGATATAACTAAAATATATGTTGTTAAAAAAAATTATTATAGGCAAGGACTTTTAAAACAAACAGATTTTATTTCATTACCAAAATTAAAAAAACATTTTTATATAGGAAGAAATAAAGTTAATGATGATATTATAAATGAAAGTTTACATGAAAATAAAGGTAATGTTAGAATATTCAAAAATTCTTGGAAACAAGCAAAATATATAGAAAGTGATAATTAATATGAATTTAACTAAATTCGTTTTTTATGAAAATACAGAATTAGTTAATATCCAAAATACAATCCATTTTGAAAATAATCAGATTAGAGATGATTTTTTCGAAAGGTATAATAAATTAGAATTTGAAAGTCTTTTCAATTTTCGTAGAGATAGGGGCTTACTTAAAGTCCCTAAACTTTACGAGGACTTATTAAAATTTAATTACGGATATTTTACTAATCAAAAAGAAAATAGACGTTACTATTTCTTTATAACAGATTATGAATACTTAAACGATAGCACAACACAAGTTACGATTATGCCAGATTTTGTTATGACATTTTGTCAAGGTAATCGTTTGAATGAAATAGGTCAAGTAGAAATTATTCGTCAGCACGTTACACAAAATAGGTACAATGAATTAGAACAATATTTAAGAAATACAGATGATACTTTACAAGTAAAATCATTAAAATATATTAAACATCTATCAATTCCTATGCTTGAAAGTTATATCTTACTAACAACAAGTGTTGACCTTGAAGCAGATTTTGGTACAGAAAAGAAACCTGTTTTACGTTCATCAACAGGAGGTGTGTTTGATGGTATGAAATCAATGTTAAATGCTTATATTATACCATCGGAAAAATGGGATAGTTTTCTAACTCATTTATCATCTTTTCCGTGGATTGCTCAGAATATAAAAGAAGCTTGTCAGATACCATCTTTACTTGTAAATATTGACGAACAGAAAAAAGTTAAATTTAAAGATAGTGAAGTGGAATTTTACAAACTAAAAAAAGGTGGAAAATCAAAAGAGATTGATTTAGGTCAAATAAATATTGAAAAAGATACATTGTTAAACATGTTAGGAATTGACAACATGCCACATCTTTTGAGAAATGGATATTTTACCTTTGAACTAACAGATTTTAGCGGAAATATTGTACCTTTAGAACCATCAAAATTATATCAAGGTTTGAAGTTTAGGGCTGTGGCTACAATAGGTTATAATAATTTATTGAAAATTTATCCTATTGGTTATAATAATGAACTTGGTGATAAAAAAGGCACTTATTTAAATATAAATCTTTCATTTATTGAGTTTAACAAAATGAGTACAGTTGTTAATACGGCCAAACTAGAATGGGCTAAAGGAGCTTACAACCGTGAATTAGATAATAGTAAGACTATTTCTGGACGAGCTTCTAAAATCATGGATAGTAACAGTTCTGTACAAGATAAATTCTTTAATGCTATGAGTGTATTCTCTACATTTAAGGGTGGTATTGGGTCTGTAGCTAGTGCTTTCTCTGATGAATATGATTACTACCGTAAGCAAAAAGCAGATAAACAAACTCTTGCTTTAAATGCTAATCAAGTAAATGACGGTAATTATCCTAATAGCTTACTATTAAAAGATAGCACATACGGTATCCATCTATTAATTTCAGCTCCTCATAAATTTGAACTTGATAAACTAAAACAATACTATAATTTATATGGTTTCGATTTTGATGAAAAACTGGAACAATTAGAGCCAGTGAATAGTATGAATAATGTAAATTATATTCAATTTAAGGGAAACTGGTATTTACAAGAAGCAGACCCACAAATAAATATTGTGCTAAAAACAATTTTTGAAAATGGTGTAAAATTCTGGCACTATAATGGTGCACAAAATAGACAGATTAATAGACCTATTTTAGTTAATAATTGGAGGGTTTGATATATGGCTAAAAATATTGACCTTTATAATTTTTGTAAAAATAATTTAGGAAAAGCTTTTGATATGGACGGTCAATGGGGTGCACAATGTGTTGACCTAATAGTAAAACTAAATCAAGAGTTTGGTTTAGGTTTAAATACAGGTGGTTTATATGCTAAAGACATCTATAATAATAACGTACCATCAAATGTTCGAAAAGTACAAGGTGACCCTAACAATGACGCTAATGCAAAAAAAATATGGGATACTCTCCCCCTTGGTGCTATCGTTTTCTTTACTAATGCTGATGCAGGACATGTGGCTATTAAATCAGGTGGTTGGTGTTGGTGTTTGGAACAAAATTATAATACCAATGGTTGGGGTGGACCAATTACAAATGATAATATTGGTGGTTGGATTGAAAGTGGTGGTGCTGGTTTTAGTGGTGCATGGGTTATTAATGATGGCGCTAGTGCAAGTGACGGTGTTGCAGAAGCTAAAAAAGATAAAACAGGCAAATCTTTACAACCAAATATAGATATTGGAAGAGCAATTAAATCTCTTGATTTATCACAAATAAAAAAGGGAATAGAAAATATGTTAAATGAAATTGTTGAAGTATTTGATAATAGAGTTTATCAAACATCAAATGATTTATATACAAATAATATATTAAATGTTGATGTTGAAATGAATACTTTAAAAGTTACCTTGAGCGAAGATTTTATTAATGGTTTAAAAGATAATCTATTTAAGGGATTAGATGAAAGTAATAATAAAAACATTAATTGGAATGGTAAAAGTCGAAAAGGCTCACCAGTTAATTTAAATCCATCAAGTATCCCATCAGATGAAAGTACTGAAGAAAAAAAGGTGGAATTAATTACTAAAATATGTTTACAGTATGAACCACAAGCTAATTCTTACGGTATTTCTGGTTTGGTTGGTAACTTTGTTGGTGAAAGTAACATAAACCCTAAAACGTTTGAGGCTGATTTTACAGGTTTACAGAGTAAAAATCCTGATAAAAATACTACACCAACTGTAGAAGATTTATTTTATAATTGGTCTTATTTTCAAAATAGAGTTTATCCTAATTATGTGTTAGATGAAGGGACATACTTTCATGATGGTAAACACTGGGTAGGTGTTGGTCTTGGTCAATGGACTGGTTTACGAACTAAAGGTCTTTGGGACTATGCAAAATCAAAAAATATTGATATGTGGACTGTAAAAACACAAATGTTATACGCTTTTGAAGCTGATGGGACAAATGGAAACATATTGAAACAATGTCTTAGAAATTCTGAAAGTACTAAAGAAGGTGTTGATAATGTTTATGTATACTGGGAAAGGGCTCATGTACCATCAAGTTTACCTGCTAGATATGCAGGAGCTGATAAATGGTTTAGTCTTATAGATAAGATAGTAAAAGAAAGCAAGGTCAAGAAAAATTAATGTTTAAATTAAAAAAAGACTTTAAAAAATGGATAGAAAAATATAGGAAAAAATATATACCAAAAGAATATAATCAACTATTATGGATAGATGAATTAACAAAAGATACAATAGATGTTTATTTATCTATTACAAATCGTGGTGATGGTAAATCGTTTAATACCATTGGTGCATGTCTTAAAATGGGTTATGATTTAGATTTAAAACCTATTTTCATAGTAAGGCATTGGGAATTACAAACTTTGTTTCGTAATCTTATTGATAATGTGGTTGAAACTTTGGGATTTTGGGAAGTTGAAAATTTATGGTATGTGAACCAACAAGATTATATTATTATAGGTTACGAAGATAAAGAAATCGGATTAATAGCTGATATAAATAATGCAAGTGACCTTAAATTTTCGAGTTTTAAATTGAAAGATTTTCCATTAATGGTTTATGATGAATTTCTTGCGCTAGATGATGATTATGTACCGAATGAGTTACAAAAAATAAAGACTATTTATCAATCTATTGATAGGGTTAAACCAAAGGATAGACCATTTGGAATAAAACCTAAGATGATTTTACTTGCTAACCCAATCAACTTTAATTCACCAGTTTTGGAATGGTTAGATTTTTATAGTTTAATTGAAAAACATAAAATGAATACTATTAAACAATATGGTAATAAATTAATAGAATTAAGACAAAATGAACAAGTAAATAAAAATAAAAATACATCTATTTTTGATGTTGAAAATGATAGTAATTTTACAGGTATGTTTGAAATTAATCATCACAATTTAATTAGTAAAGAATTATTTGATAAAATAAAATCAGAAGTTTGCCCATCAGTTATTAAACTTGAAAGTGATAAATATATTAATTTCTATGTGTGGAATTGTAACTATGTAATAGATATTACCAGTAAGGGAGATTACCAGTATTGTTTAAATTTAGAAGATAGGAAAGATGATGTAATATATTTGTATCCTAATAAGTACTTTAATGATACATTTCATAACAAATATAGGAAAGATATTATTAAATTTACTAACACATTTAGTAAAAATTATATTTATAACAATCCTAATTACATGGATTTAAACTTATTTAAACTAATCAATTACAATACAACTACAACACAACAAAAAGTTGAAATTTCAAAGGAAAGAATTTTACTACAAAAATTAGGTAAAATATATGAAAACTTATCATAAACCTTATGGTAACATAAAAGAATTTATTGAATATATTAAACGTGGATACACATTACTAGCTTATGATATAGAAACATTTACTTATAATTTTAAAGAGGGTAATATTAAACCCTCTCTTTTAAAAAGTGTGATGTACTCATTCACGATTGGTTTTATATTAGATGATGAAACGTATTATATTATATTTAATAATTTTCAACATTTTTTTGAATGGTCTAAGCCCTATTTTAAGAAGTCTAAACCGTATATATTAAATGCACACAATGGTAATAGATATGATAATCATTTTATAAGATATGAATTAGTTAAATATTATGGTTGTAAAGTAGAAAATGAATATCTTAAAAATGCTATTGAAAACGATAATACAGAAACATTTTCGATTTTGGAAGATGGAAATTTATTAGAAAAACGTGTAAAAAGTAAAAATAATTTAGAGTTAAAATTTAAGCTTGATGGTATTAAATTTAAGACAGAGGATAATTGGGTTAAAACAAATACAAGTATAGCAGTTATTGGAAAGAAATTGCTTGATAAAGATTTGATTACAGAAGAATTTCTAAAAACAGATTATGATTATATTAAATATAATTTAGATAATGATTTATCTGATACTGAATTAGAGGGATATGTTAGAGAAATATTCATTAATTTAACGGAAGATGAAAAGATTTATATAAGAAATGATGTAATTATTCTTGTATTAGGTATAAAATATTATAGTGATTTATTTTTTGGATTTTCATATAAAGAGCCGACATTTACAAGTAATATTAAACATTCATATATTACCAATAACGAAAAGGCTGAATTTCAACTTTTAAAACAAAATAAAGGTAGAGAACTTTTTGCCTTTGGTGATTATAATTTTAAAGATTTGAATTGTTTTAATTATTTTAATAATTTCTATAATGGTGGACTTAATTTTTATAATGATAATAAAATAGGTAAAATTTTAGAAAATGGTTTTAGCTTGGATATAAATAGCTCATATCCTTATGTCATGTTTAATGAAAAATTCCCTATGTATCCTATATCCTATTCTGAAAAAATAAAACATATTAAGTTAAGTTTTAAAGATGATGAAATTACTTTCTTTACTGTTTTAATAGATGAATTTAATGATTTAATTTCTATGATACCATCAAAGATTATAAAACAAATGTATGTGAAATATTATAGGGTTGTAAATGGTGAAATTTACCTAAATACAAATAGCATACGTTTATTAAATGATTTGTTCAATCTTAATATAGATAGTATATTTGTTTCATCTTATGTTACATTTAAATGTTCTGAATTTGGAGCAAAAGATATAATAGATAAATATTATTATATTAAGACACAAGGAAAAGCCAAATACAAATTAAACTATAAAAGTGCAACCGATATATCATTAACAGATATAAAAAATGATGTTGTATTTACTAGCGATGAAATAGCAGGTTCTAAAGTGAATTTAAATGGGATTTATGGTGTACCTGCACTTAGATTATTTTTTGATTTGTTTAGGATTGATAAAGATGGTGAATATTATAATATAAATAGTGGTTTTAGAAACAAAGAAAGGAATGTATTATTTTCAGCTACAGTTACAAGCTATGCTATGTATAACTTGCTATCACCTCTGAAATATATCAATAAAGATATTGATAAATGGTTTTGGTATTGTGACACAGACAGTTTATATCTCGATAAAAAGGCTTTTAAATTCTTACCTAAAGAATTATTTCATAAAATGAATTTAGGAAAATGGGATATTGAAAACGAAAGAATTGATAAATTTTATATATTAAACCATAAGAAATATTGTTATCAAGTAGATAATGAAATTAAAATTCATGCTGGCGGTGTTAGACTTAATAGTTTTAAATTAGATGTTCCTTTTGAAAAATTCATAGAGTACCAATTTTCAGATGGAGTACAAATTAAAAGCACAAAAAGCATTTTAAATCAATTTATGACTATTAGCATTTATGATAGCTTTATTGACTTAAAACAAGGGAAAAAATACCCTTTATATCACACAACAGAGAAAGAAAATATATTGGAAGAAGTTAAATCTAATTTATCAATGGGTTTACTAGACGAACAAGATTTAATGTATATTGAAACAGAATTAGGAATTATTTCCGCTAGGGATTTAATACCTAAACAAGATGAAAACGGACAACATTTTGATGAATTAATGGACAAAATGATTGATTATGGTCAAGATTTTATTTGACATTTATAATATTATTTGATATACTTTTATTAACTTAATGAAAGGAGGTGAATTTATGGGATTGTTTATCGCGGTTTCACAAGCTTTCAAAAGTGATTTGCTTGTAATCTTTCTATTCTTGGTTCTTTTCGATTTTGCAACAGGATATTTAAAAGCTCTAAAATGGAAAGTGGTTTCTAGTGATGTAGGTACAAAGGGAGTGATTAAACACACAACAACATTTTTATTTTATGCAATGTTGACAACTGGTGGATATTACTTTCATGCTCAAGTAATTGCTAATGCGGTTCTTCTAATGGTAATGCTTACTTATATTACAAGCATTATGGAAAACTTA